AAACGATTCCCTTGGCGGAATGGTCGCTGCCTTCCTCGACGCGATCAACCCCGCCAAAGTCGCCCACGCCCGTGTAATTGTTGCCGCCCCATGAAAGGGTGCCGTAGCCGGACCACGCCCGCACCGCACCGCTCGGAAAGTCGGCATAGAAAAGCAGGATCGGCGTGACGGACGCGCCGGAAATGTGGTTCTTAAACGCGGTTGTGAGCGAGCGGGCCATGCTTAAAGCGCCTCGACAAATTGCACGGTCAGGCCGGCCACGAGGCTATCAACGGAAACCGCCCACGGAGTCGGCGCGGAAAGCCGCCACAGGCCGAACGGGTTGCGCGTGTAAATCGCCGCGTTGTCTGCCGGCGAGGACCGCAGGCGCGGCCAAAGCGTCAGCGTCGTCTCGTCCGCGGTGGTCTTGGCTGCGCTCGTGGTCGGGTTGTACGGCCCAAGGGTCGTGGTTAGCTCCAACTGCGCCTCGCAAATCAGAATGTCGATTGACTGCGTACTGCCGCCATTGGGGAATGCCCACAGGCGCAGGTAGTCGGTCGTAAACGCATCAGCCGGCGACGAAATGGAGAACCGCTGCCAGGTTGTCGTCACCGTCTTGTTTTCCGTGACGTGCCCTGAAATCATTTGCACGGTCTGGGTGGCGCCCGTGTTGGACTTCATCCAGATGGCGCCCGTCGAATCGTGCGGGTTAGACAGGCCGGAAATCACCTGCTGAATACCCGAGTAGTCGCCAGCGCCCGAGCCGCCCGCGTTTGCCTGCAACCGGAAAGCCGCCTGACCACTCGGGCCAAAGTACCCCGCCGTGACTACGGGCACAGTTCCGGTGCCGGCGTAAAGCGTCGTATCCCACGCGGCATTCGTGAACAGGTTGGAGTAGGTCAACTGGTTCGTGCCGGTGTTGGCATCGTTCACCACTTGGTAAAGCCGCGCCGATGAGCCTAGGCCAATCTGCACCCAGTCGCCGCGCTTCAGCGCTTCGATTCGGGCGGTCCATCCGTCCGTGATCAGGTCGTAGCCGGTCTGCGATGCGCCCTTGACTGCCGGCGTCCCCGTGGCGGTTCCGCGCGGGGTTGCCCAAGCCGGATCGCCAAAGCAGAACGTGCCCTCTGCGCCGTTAAGAGAGGTCAGCGCAGCCACCCACGGCGCGGCCTCGGCGCGCGACATTGGCGGCAGTTCAAACTCGCCGGTCCACATCTGCCCTTGGTGTGCGTAGGTCTGCTGTTGGAACGTGAACGGCGAGGCGTAGATCCCCACGGCGCTGCGCGGCTGAATGCTGATGCGCCGAAAGCCGGGGGAGACAGGCAAGCCGATTGGGTAGGAGGTCGCCATGATGGATTAGGCGTAAGCGGCGCGACCAGCGCTACGGGCGCGCATGTCTTGGATCGCGGCAATCGTGCTGCGCTTGGTGGCCTCAAGGGCGGGCATTAGCTCGGCGCGGGACACGCCCGCCGCGATGTTGTAAACGAAACTGAAAGAGCTTCCCCCGGCGGTTGCGCCTTGGTTTAGTTGATGATTGGGTAGGATGCGCCCTGCGGAGGAAGATACAAATAGCTCGGGGCCGTTCTCGCCAACTATGTACGGAGTCCCGGCTGAGATTGGACCGCCTGCGGCGTTACCCTTAATGCCGCCAGCGGGGGTGCTACTGCTACTCGTTGTCCCGCCGATCCCAAATGCACCGTTTAGGCTTCCGGTGATTGCGTTTGCAAGCGGCGCGGTGATCGTATTGCGGATAACGATTCGGGCAATGTCTTGCAGGAGTCCGCGCAGAACGTCGCGCAGTTTCCCGCCGTTGATGATAGCGTCCTCAAAAGCAGACGAAAAAGCCCAGCCAAGCTCGGTCGTGGTTCGGCTAGATTCCTTCATGATTTCCGGCATCTCCCGCAGACTGGCATTCATTTCCTCGACCTTGCGGTTGTAGGTTTCTGCGGACACAACGCCGGAATCGCGCAGGAAGTTCAGCCGGTCTAACTGTTCCGCGTATTCCTCGGTTGGGGTCAGGACAGACTTCCGCAGGGTTTCGCCCTCGTCCTCAAGCCCGCGCTTGTAATCCTCCACCATTTTGCGCTGGCGCTCCATCTGCGCGAGGGCCGCGTCCGCGCCGGCCCGCCCAAGTTTTTCAATGCGGTTCTTTTCTTCTAAAGCCTGCTTGGCCTCGCGGGTAGCGCGGGCCTGCGCCACCTCTGCCGCCTGCTGCTCATGCAGGGTCTTGACGTACTGCTGTGTCTCGTCGTTCAACGCCTCGACCACCCGCGCCTGCGCCTCGCCAATCGCCGCGCCGGTCTTCATCGGGTTAATGAAGTCCAGCCAGTTGATCGCGCCAAGGGTTGCGCCGATGGACTTTGCGGCGGTGGCAAACGTGCCCATCCAGTCGGCAATCATTTTCCGGCCAGCGTCTCGCGTCTCGGATAGCGCGGCGGTCATGTCCTTGACGCTCTGAATCGTGTCAGGTGAGACGCCGGGGATGCTCTCAATCTCGCGGGCAACGTCGCGCACCTCGCGAGCCAACAGGGCAAAAGCGCCGCCTTGCAGGATGCCAGCCATCATGCGCTTACCGAGCGTGTCCGTCTCGCGCTTCATGCCGCGCAGGCTTTGATTGACGCTGGCAAACGCCGCCCGCGTCTTGTCAATCGCCTGAATCGTCCATGTGACTTGAGCCATGTTTTATTTTCTGTTCTTGGCGATGCGGTTTAGGTGCGAAATGTAGGCAACCCACCCGTCCTTTTCCGCTTCCGACATTTGCAGGATTTCGGCGACGGTTCGGCCTAGTCGGTCGGCGAGGGAGTATATGAACAGCAGGTCGGCTCCCTCATCCGACGCTAGGAGTTTTTTAGTTCGTCAACCCCCGGCGGCTCGGTCGTGGCGGTGCCGCTCATAATTTCGGCGGCTACGCGAATCAGCACATTGGAATCGGCGCGCTGCAAAAGCGTGGCCTTGTCGGCCAGCGTAAACAGCGGCTTGCCCTCGGCATCGCGCGCCTTGGTGATCAGGATGCGCACCAATAGCTCGTAGTCGTTGTCGCCCTTGGTCCCGGCGTAAATGCGGGTCCGCTCGGCAAGGGTGACTGGGCTGGTGAAGATTTCCAGATTCCACTCGGGAACCTCAATCTTGCGCGTGCCGATGGCATCAAAGTGTGCCGCGATCTTGGTAAGTGCCTCGTTCATGGGGTGGCGAGGGTTAGACCGTCAGGCTGGAAAGCGCGCCGACGCCCTGGAATGAGAACGTCGCCTCAACCATGCTGTCGTGGCGGGCGGTCACATCAAAGGCGGTCACGAGCGCGGAGCCGCTGAAGTACGAGGAAGACGACGCGATGCCCTCGGGGTAGAGGTTCACGGTAACGGTCGCGCCAATGGTCAACGCGATCTGGCCGGCATCGGCTTCGTCCCAGAACAGGTCGCCGCTGCCCTGCCAGCTTTTCAGCGTGGTCTTGTGGGTCGTCCATTCGTCGCCGATTACGGTGTCTTCGGTCGTGGCGGCAGACTGGCCGAGGGAGTAGCCGCGAATCTCCGCGACGGTGGTGGTGCTGATCTTCAGCACGCCTTCTTTGCCGAGGTGGTTAGCCATGTGGAAAGTGAGTTAAGGTTCGGTTGAGAAATACTTGACGGTGAACGTGAGGCGGGCGCAGCCGAATGGTTCGGCCTCGTCGCCCTCGTATAAGTATTCGGTACTCGTCAAAAGGATGTCCTTGCACTTTCCCGAAAGCGTGGAACTGGCGAGCGCGGCGGCTTTTAGCGTGTCGCACTTGTCGTCAAATTCGTCCTCAAGTAGCGCCGACGTTGCCGCCTTGGCCCAGTAGTCCACGGCTAGGGTCAGCATCCGCAGTTGGTGGCGGCTGACGGTAAGCGTCTGAGTGTCGGTTTCCTCCCGCATCTGCCAGACGTAGATTAGCGGGAAGTTTGCGGCGTCTGCCGTGTTGTAACGGCCCTTGTAAACGCGGGCAGCAACTAGGCTGGTGACGTTGGTAAGCGCCGTTACAAGCGCGTCTTTGATTTCTTTGCGGGCGGAAGCCATGTCCTATTTCCTTTCAAGGATCGTCACAAAGCCGAGGTTTGTGGCTTTGCCAGCAATGATGCGGTCAATCTTGCGCTGCGTGATACGCTCGCGCGTGGCTAGGGCGGCATCAACCATGCGCTGATAGCCGGGGATTTTGATGTTTCGCGCTATTGACGTAACACCAGGGTTATCGCCGGCCTTAACCACGGCGTAACCGCTGGCGGACTCGTGCCTGCCGTACCACGATGGAACGCTTCCGCCCGTTGCCCTAATGGCGGCAACCTGCGCACCCTTGGCCCAGCCTACGGCAGACTGCATTTTGCGCAGGTGCCTGCGCGCAGGGGCCGCATCGGTCGTCATTACAAACGATTTCTTGGAAACGCGCCCGTAGCGGTTGCGCCTGCCGGTGTGGTCGGTCGGGTCAAACCGCTTCACCACCCAGCCGCGATTATCCATGTCATTGAGCGCCTGTTGCAGCGTCTCGTTATCCTTGCGGCGGATCAATTCGCGCATCGGCTCGCGGACTTCCTGCGTGGCCCGCCCAAACGATTTGCTGTCGAGCACTCCAACCGCCTTGAAAAAGTCGCGGGCAACCGCGCCCCGACCCTGCGCCAACGATTGCGGCGGGGTTAGCTTGACGATTTGCTGGGCAAACAGACGTGCTTCCTCGCGCAAAACCTGCTCGTATCCAACCCGCGCCTCTTTTGCCAGCAGGTAGAGCTTATCCTCTAGATCGCGCGTGTTCGCTGTAATGCTCAGTTGCACGGCTTAGATCACCCGCTTGACATCAAACTCAATGCCCACGCCCTCGGCATCGGCGCGGACGGACTCGACAACGTAGGTCACGCCAGAGCGCACGAGGGTCTGCCGCAGGGTCGGCGTCACGGAAAGCTCCGTCGCCGTGGTAAAGATCGTAAACCTGCGCTCGTCGCGCAGTTGGTCGTTCATGTCGGCAAAGGCGTTCTGCCGCTCGGCCCATACGCCCGAAAACGT